GGATAAACTTTAATGGACCTTGTAGACTTCTCGACATATATGTATAAGCTACTACGAGAGCGCGAACAAGATATTGCAAGTGCTCTTGCTAATGATGTTGCTAAAGATTGGGAGCATTACAAACTCATGGTAGGCGAGATACGGGGCCTGGCCTACGCCCGTGAGGAAATAAAAGCCCTGCTGGAGAGAAACGCAGACGATGTCGAAGACCTTATATCTTCCTGATCACGTTGCGCAGAAAATGAACAAAGACAAAGAGAAGGCTTCGGCTGACTCGTCTGATGTACATAGCGCGTATGTTGACGCCACCGAGAAGGTTTTAGATCCTTCTTTACTAGATAAACCCCTTTTGGAACGACTGCCGCAGCCTACGGGCTGGCGTTTATTGGTGATGCCTTACAAAGGTGCATCCAAGACGCAGGGCGGTTTACATATCCCAGATGAGATTCGAGCTCGTGAGGCCGTGGCTACTGTTGTAGCTTACGTTTTAAAGCTTGGGCCTTTGGCATATAAAGACCCAGACAAGTTTGGACAGGACGCAGCACCTTGGTGCGCGGAAGGTCAGTGGGTTTGCATTGGTAGATATTCAGGATCACGTTTTAGAATTGATGGCGGGGAGGTTCGTATTATTAATGATGACGAAGTTATCGCTACTATTCTTGAGCCTGATGACATCAAGCAAGTTTAGGAGGAACAGATGGCTGAAGAAAAACTAGAGCAAGAAGTCCTTGAAGACGAGGGCGTCGAAGTTGAAGTTGAGGTTAAGGAGGAAGAGTCCTCTAAAACTGAGATACCAGTTGTTACGGAGGAGGTTAAAGAGGAGGAACCTGCACCCGTTGAAACCACAGAATCTGAGACAACTGAAGATGAGTTAGAAACCTATAGCACCAAAGTCCAGAACAGGATTAAGAAGCTAACGGAGAAGTATCGCAAAGAAGAACGTGACCGTGAGGAAGCTGTTCGGATGGCGCAACAACTCTTAGGTGAAAACCAACAACTTAAAAACCGAATGCAAAATTTAGACAAAGGGTATCTAACCGAATATGGTACACGTTTGGATAGCGAAGTTATAAATGCAAAACGGTTGTACAAAGAGGCTTACGAGGCTGGTGACGCAGACAAAATGATGGAAGCCCAAGAGGCCATGTCAAAAATGTCTATTGAACAAGAGCGTTTGCGAATAGCAAAGCAGCGTTCAGAACAAGTTGAGGTTGAGCAGGGTCAAGCACAAGGCCAGCCTGCACCACAACAACAAGCCCCTGCTCCAAAACCGGATCCTAAAGCCGAGGCTTGGGCAGAAAAAAATGAATGGTTTGGCAGCGACGAGGTAATGACCTATGCTGCATTTGGTATTCATCGCAAACTGGTTGAAGAAGAAGGAATTGACCCGAGCGCAGAAGAATACTATACTGAAGTTGATCGCAGGATGCGTGTGGAATTTCCACACAAGTTTCAAGCGAAGAAATCGGGCGGAGCACAGGTCGCACCTGCTGGCGCTTCAGCTACCCGCAGTACAGCAAAAACAGGGCGCAGGTCGGTGAAACTGTCACCATCACAAATTGCGATGGCGAAACGTCTGAACGTACCGCTTGAAGAATATGCAAAATATGTGAAGGAGTAATGATATGACTGACAGAAAATCTCGTGAAAGCGAAACTCGCGAAACACAAACGCGCCGTAAACCATGGGCTCCGCCCAGCCGCCTTGAAGCACCTGAAGCCCCTGCGGGCTATGTGCATCGTTGGATTCGAGTTGCAATGCGTGGTGAAGAAGACAAGATGAACGTCAACACCAAGCTGCGCGAAGGATGGGAACCCGTTCGTAAGGACGAGTATCCAGACTATGAAGCTCCCACTATTGACGAAGGTCGATATGAAGGAGTTATCGGACAAGGTGGGCTGATGCTGTGTCGCATACCTGTAGAAACCGCCCAAGAACGATCCGCGTATTACGGGAACCGGACCCGCGAACAAATGGTAGCTGTTGATCAGGACCTAATGAAGGACCAACATCCTTCGATGCCTATTAGTAATAACAGGCAAAGTCGTGTATCTTTCGGAGGCTCACGAAGGGACTCCGAGTAACTTTTGAGGTGCTATTATGGCAAATTCTAACGGATCCTTTGGGCTACGCCCCATTGGGAAAATTGGTCAATCGACCAATTCTACCGGTATGACTGAGTATCGAATTGCATCCGACAACAGTAACCCAATCTTCCAAGGCATGGCGGTAATTCCGTTAGCTGCGGGCGTTATTGACGATCTACAAGCTGCGGCTGGTGGTAACGTCGCTATCGTGGGTGTGTTTGGCGGTTGTGAGTATGTCTCATCTACTACTGGTGAAACTATCTTCTCTAACCAATGGCCTGGTTCTGGTGCGGATTCTAATTATCCGGTCAAGGCCTTTTTGTACGATGATCCAAATCAATTGTTCACGATTGCAACATCTAATGTTGTTGCAGGACAGAACACTGAAGCGGAAGTTCGTACATCTGTATTCGCAAACATTGCTTTTGCTACGGGTAACAGTGGTTCTACAACTACTGGTATATCTTCTGCAACAGCGGATTTGAATACAGTCGCAACCACCAACACATTGGCATTAAGAATTATGGGCATCCAAGATGATCCAGACAATTCTGATTTCACTGCTGCTGGTATTCCATTAATCGTTCGTATAAACAACCACTTCAATGCGCCTACTGGTTCCATTGCAGCGGCAACTGTTTCTACGACCGGCGTATAAGGAGGGTATAGATTATGGCTATTTCTCGCGCACAACTAGCGAAAGAGCTAGAACCCGGCCTAAACGCTTTGTTTGGAATGGAGTATGATCGTTACGAAAACCAACATGCGGAAATATACACAACAGAATCTTCAGATCGTGCATTTGAAGAAGAAGTTATGTTGTCCGGATTTGGTGCGGCTCCTACTAAGTCAGAAGGTTCAGCCGTTAATTTTGACGATGCTAACGAAGCTTACACAGCTCGTTACAACCACGAAACCGTTGCGCTTGCATTCTCAATTACTGAGGAAGCAATCGAGGACAACTTGTATGACCGCCTCGGCAGTCGTTACACACGCGCCCTCGCACGTTCAATGGCCCACTCTAAGCAGGTTAAAGCTGCCGCTGTATTGAACAATGCGTTCACTGCGGGTGCTTCTGCTGGCGGAGACGGTGTTGCACTTTGTGACGCTTCACACCCGCTTACAAATGGTGGAACCTTCGCTAACGAACCATCAACTGCTGCTGATTTAAACGAAACATCTCTTGAAGATGCTTTGATTAACATCGCTGGTTTCGTTGATGAGCGTGGTCTAAAGGTTGCTCTTCGTGGCATGAAGTTGATGATCCCTCGTCAACTGCAATTCGTTGCAGAGCGTTTGATGGTTTCTAACCTTCGCACTAGCACATCAGACAACGATACTAACGCAATCCGTTCAATGGGGATGTTACCTGAAGGCTATGCCGTCAATGACTTTCTTACTGATCCAGATGCGTTCTTTCTCAAAACTGATGCGCCTCGTGGCTTTGTTCACTTTGAGCGGACTCCGCTTTCCACTAACATGGAAGCTGACTTCGACACAGGAAACATGCGCTTTAAAGCTCGTGAGCGTTATAGCTTTGGCTTTAGCGACCCACGTTGTGTGTTTGGTTCACCAGGCGCATAAGTTACCTAGATTTAACCTTTAGCCACCCTATCGGAAGAATCTATTTAAGTTGGAGGCGGTCTTCGGATCGCCTCTTTCTTTTTGTTTAAACATCATATAGTGTCTAGGCATCCCTGACAGTCGCATGGTGTGACTGACTTAACCCTGACAGGAGATTCTCATGGGTAATTCTACATTTAGCGGACCAGTACGCTCGGAAAACGGTTTTCAAGTTGTTTCCAAAAACGCCACCACAGGTGCAGTTACAACTGTAGCAAGTACAGCTTCAACAGGTATTGTTACTAACAAGTTTGTAAAGCACGTTGGCTTTGCCACTGGAGTTACAGTAAACACAACCGCAGGTGATAGTCCTGCAATTGGTGAGTTTACACAACCAGCAAATACAATCATCACTGACATTAAGATTTTTTGTGACGTTGCTCCAGTAATTGGAACAGGCGATATTGGTTATGAAGTTGGTACGTCTTCTTCTGGCGCGCAAATTGTTGCTGCTGTAACAGATGAGATTCTGGATGGCGGTACAACCGTTGTTGTACACAACGTAACAACGACAACTCTCGTTGTGCAGACACAGAGTGGAACAACAGCCCCAGCCTCTGTTCAGTATACGGACACCGCAAGAACTATCTTCTGCAACATCACTAATACCGTTGATGCGACAACAGCAGGATCGTTCACATTCATCATTGAGTACGTTCAGATTGCGTAATTATTAATTTGGTGGGGTTAACGCCCCACCTATATTTTATAGGAGATTAATATGGCAGGATCAGACGTAACCCCAGTCATCATCAGCGATGAGGTGGCTTTAGACGCAGACGGTATTTCCACTGCCGCCGCTGTTGGCAACAACGCGGCTCTAACAATTGGCGGGGCATTGGCTTCTGGCGGTAGCGTTACAAATGCTTCTGCACGGCAAGTTACAATTTTGTCCGCAGGTAACGATTCTTCAAAGTCGTTTAATATAGTTGGCACAGATGTAAATGGTGCGGCTCTGACCGAAAACCTTACGGGCGCTAATGCTGGAACAGCAACAAGTTCAGGTTATTTTAAGACAATTACAAGCATAACCGCCGTTGGCAACCCAGCGGGTAACGTATCTGCTGGAATTAACAACAATGCTTTAGGTGTTATTTTTGCAGGCCGCACTCGATTACAAGGGTTTTCTTTTGTGTCTGGCGGAACCGCAGGAAAAGCTAACCTCAGAGACGGAGGTGCCACAGGTACAGAGCTAATACAGTTTAGATCAACTGGAACAGACAGTCAGTCGGACGGTGCCCGTGGATTTCCTGATGAGGGTATTTTGTTTAAGGACGGTTGTTTTGTTACATTTATCGTAGGCACTGTTGATTTAATGATGTTCTACCACGCATAAACTTTAGGGTGGCTTGATATGGCTAAGATCGACAAGTCCAAGATGAAGTGCAACAGCCCCAAACGACAGAAGTCTGGGGGCAAGAAGTTTGTTGTAAAGGCTTGCGATAAGGGCAAAGAAAAAATAGTTCGTTTTGGCGATGCTAACATGACTATCAAGAAGTCTAATCCTAAACGGCGCAAATCATTTCGTGCAAGGCACGGGTGCGATACGAAGAAACTTGACAAGCTTTCCGCTCGTTACTGGTCCTGTAGTAAATGGTGATGCAATGAGATTGGACATACATCAAACAGTTTCTTTTATTGTACTTGGTTTAGTTAGCTGGGGAGCGTTACAGCTTTACCAGATGAACGCCAGTATATCCTTGGTGACATACAAGGTTGAAGAGAACCACTCTATGATAAAACCCATGTGGCAAGACTTTTTAATACGGAAGGCGAAGTATGACGTTATCCCGATCACAGATGTCGAATCAAATATCCAAGCCTCCAACAAGGAGAAAAACTAATGCCCAAAGACGCTTGTTACAAGAAAGTCAAAGCCAGGTACAAGGTGTTCCCAAGCGCCTACGCCTCGGGAGCAATAGCGAAGTGTCGAAAGGTAGGCGCGTCAAATTGGGGAGAATCTTCTAAGAAACGCAAACGCAAGGTTAAAAAGAAACTTCGTGAGGGAGGGTTTATTGCCTTTGGCTGTGGCGAGGTTGCAGAAAACAGACGCAAAGAGACAAGAACTTTCTGATGGCTGTTCGTAAAACAAAAAAAGGTGCGGCTCTCAAGCGTTGGTTCAAGGAAGACTGGGTCGATGTTAAAACGGGCAAGCCTTGTGGACGCAAGAAGGGGGAAAAACGAGGTACTCCTTACTGCCGTCCGAGTAAGAGGGTGAGTTCAAAAACGCCTAAGACATCGAAAGAAATGACAAAGTCAGAAAAACGTAGTAAGATACGCGAGAAGAATAAACTTGGTCAACCCGCTGGCAAGCCCCGTAGGGTGTCTGCCGCAAAGCGTAAAACGAGGAACTACTAATGACAACATCAGATTCAAGAGACTTTAATCTCGACGTTGGTGAGATCATCGAGGAAGCGTTTGAGCGGTGTGGCTTAGAGGTTCGTACAGGTTACGACGCTCGTACTGCTCGGCGTTCTTTGAACTTGATGTTTGCAGAGTGGGCTAACCGTGGGCTTAACATGTGGACCGTGAAGCAAGGCACGATTACCCTGACCCAAGGGCAGGCGACTGAGACGTTGCTTGCGGATGTGGTTGATATCTTAGAGGTGGTGCTTCGTCGA